AACAATCGACTCGTGAAGCTGGAGCAACTCGGACTCGCTCGGCGGCGCGGAAAATGCGGCAAGTGGGTCATGTGGCTCAGGGTGAACGCCGCCAGTGAGACACGGCGGGAATAAGACTTTGAGAGCACTGGAGGCGATCTACCGCCGTTGTCTCCAGTGGCATTGTTCGGCGGGTTTCCACAAACATCTATGGCCTACGAAGACACTCACTGCCCATGCGGAGGGCACAAGCTCCGCGAAACAATGCTCTGCGACTCATGCGAGACACACCTCGCAGATAGGCCGGAAAACCTCATCATGCGAGATCCCGCAACAACATGGGAACATCGTAGATCTGCCGCCATCCGATTAATTGGGTTGGCGAGAAAACGGACTGCTAAGCCTCAACTCGCTCTTGCTTATGTCTGAGCCGAACAACGAGCTGAGCCGCTAGCGAGCCTCAGCGAGTCTGTTTGCCGCAGCGCCAGTTCGCCCCTTGACTTTACGACCTGCATCTAACCCGATACGAGCATGCCCGCATTGAAGAACCCGAAACATGAAGCGTTTGCGCAAGCTGTGGCTCTCGGCATGCCCGCCAGTCAGGCCTACGTCGAGCACGTCAGCCGGGATGGGAATTGCTCAAGCGGGACGGCGGAAGTAACGGGCTGTCGGCTTTCTAAAGATTCTAAGGTGTCTCTAAGAATCGCAGATTTGAGAAAAAAGGTCAGCGAGAAAGCTGACCGCAAGTTCGACCTGACACGGGACCGCTGGCTTGATCGACTCGAAAAGATCGCCGACAAGGCCGAAGATGCGGAGGACTATTCAGCCGCAACCGGCGCGCTTCGAGAGATTGGGAAAGCCGCCGCCTACTACGAGCCCGAGGAGGTCCGACACACGGGCCACATTGACGTTGCCCTGCCCGACCTCGCGGCAGTGGTGGCGAAAGTCTTCAAAGCCAAGCCATGACCGCCACCGTCACAGCCGAGGAAATGGCCGCATGCCTGGGTGACAAGCGATGGCGCTTGAACAATCTCATGCTCATTCTCCCCGAGGATGACGAGGACGGGGGCCTAATCCCCTTTGTGATGCGCGCCGAACAGGAGCAGTTCCTTCGCGAGCGCCACACGCGAAATTTTGTCCCGAAGGCTCGAAAGCTGGGCATGTCCACGCTCATTGTCTTGGACAACTTCGACGAGGCCCTGACGGTCCCGAATACCCATTGCGCGATTGTGGACTACCGCGAGGACGACGCCTTGAAGAAGCTCGACATTGCGCGCAGGGCATGGAAGGACGGGCCAAAGCATCCGAATCCCGTGATTGCGCACATTTGGGCACAGATTCACAAGGGGCTGAAACTGGTCAAAGACACGACCGAAAGGCTGGAATGGTCGAACGGCTCCTGCATGGAGGCCTCGACCTCCTTCATGGGTGGAACTCCGCGCCGCATCCATTGGAGCGAGGCAGGGCCGCAGTCTGCACACGCGCCGGATCGCGCCCGAAAAGTCAAGCGAGGCACCCTGAACGCCATTGGGGCACACGGCGTCATTGACGTAGAGACGACCATGGAGGGCGGCGAGGGCACGCCAGCACGCGACCTGTTCGATTTGGCGCTCTCGATGGTGGGCAAACCGCTCTCGCGCATGGATTGGAAGCTCCATTTCTTCCCGTGGTATGGGCACCCGTCTTACGATCTTACCGGCCACGCGCCCGAGACTGACGAGGTGCTGAAATACGCTGCCGAGATGCAGGAAAAGCACGGCATCAAGATTCCGGCTTCGCGCTGGGCTTGGTATGAGAAGAAGCGCCAGGAGCAGAAAGACGACGTGTGGACGCAGTTTCCGACCATTGCCGAGGAGGCAATCCGCGTGGTCGTGTCCGGCCAAATCTTCCCGCAGGTCGTGACGGTCAAGAGCAAGGGCCGTGTCCGACCGCTGACCGTCGAGGCGAACCGCCCGCTTTGGTCGTTTTGGGACATCGGCAACGACGGCCTCTCTTGCTGGGTGGGCCAACAGGTCTTTCGTGACATCCTGTGGCATCGGTTCTTTTTCACGACCGGCGCGGGTGCTGTCCGGGCGGCGGAAGTGATTCGCCAATTTGAGCAGGAGCTAGGCTTGTCCTTCTCGACTCACTTCTTCCCGCATGACGTGGACTATCGCGACCGTGGCTCATCGGTCACTTACCGCAGCCAGCTTGTCGCCGCTGGGGTGCCGAATCACAAGATTATTACGATCCCGATTGCGGGCGACAAGTGGGACGGCATCAACGCCGTGCGTGACCGCATCCCGCGCATGTGGTTCGATCCGGCCTGCGAGAAGGCCCAAATCGACGCATTCGGCGAAAAGCTGCCTTCGGGCCTCGGATGCTTGACGAACTACCGGACGCAGCCAAAAGCCGCTTCTGGCGCACTGCGGGCTCTGCCGCTGCATGACGTGAACTCGCACGGGGCTGACGCTATGGTGACGTTTGGCGCTGCCGATGAGCAGGGCAGCCTTGTCGGCAACCTGCGGGCCGATGAGACGCCAAGAGCGCAACGGCGCGGCACGGTGGCGGTCGGAGGATTGGCGAATTTGTAGCTTGCCAATACCACGAAATGCCGCACAATAGCATTCAAGCGCGCTTGTGGCGCTGTGATCTTTGACAACTCGAAAACAGAATCCAGCGGCGGCGTGGAAGGACACGCAAGCATCGCAGCCAGACGCACGGAGACTAACTGCGTTGACCCGTTAGCAGGTATCAAGCCCTGCCCGCTGGATTCTGTTTTCCAAATTCGAGAGTAGAGTTCAGCGGGGTAGCTCAAGGCGAAACGCACTTTGTCACGGTGCAAAGTAGGTGTCGGTGACACGACATAGTAGAGCGGCATCCTCCCTAAGAAGCCGGTTGCGGGTTCAAGTCCCGCTCCCGCTGAACTCTACTCTCCGAAGGTTGAATTGAGCGAATGGTGTAAAACTTGTGAGAGCATCCAGCGCGGTGCCGCCCTGCGTGGTAACAGTAGGCGGGTTCAAATCCTGCCCGCTCAATTCAGCTTTTGGGGAGAGCTATTAAATTTATGAGCACGCCAAATAAAAAGCAGCAAGCATGGATGCGGCGAGTTGAGAGGTTGCTTTGCAATCCTCCGCCTGGAATTGGTCTTTATACCACGGGGGACCGTTGTTTAAGCGTCTATGATGTGAAAAAGGAGGCCGCAATCAATGCGCGAATGGATCGAGGTCCGGGAACTGACTTTTGCTGCGCGGTCGATGAACTCGGGGCCGGTTTAGGCATGATTGAGGCGGCTATTTGTATTCACTCGACCTCCGGTTAATGAACGTCCAGCAAGCAATCGCCGCCCTCTACGCCTCGCACTTTGCGGCGGGCCATACCTTCGAGGCCGATTTAGCGGCCCATCTCCGCAACGGCTACGTGTGGGCGTCTCCTACCGCTTTCGTGATGGCTCGCCTTGTTCGTTCAGACTGGACGTGGGCCGAATGGGGCAACCTGGAGCTTTCCGACCCGGACGGCGATTGCTGGTGCGTTTGGATCGCAGCCGGTGACTTGGCGGAGTTCTTCCGCGTTTGCCCGCGTGAGACAAAATTCGCTTGCTATTCCAGGCGCGGTTTCCCCCGACTTTGGGAGTTCGACGAACTCAAACGACTCTGTTGCCATGGGATTCATGCCAAAACCGCAAGCTCCGCCCCCTCCGCCTCCTGCTCCTTTGCCGGTGCGTGAAGATGTCCAACAGGGCACGACCGACGCCGCTGCGATGCAGCAACGCAAGAAGGGCATTCGCTCAACCATCCTCGGGCAGGCCGCGCAGCCAAAAACCATTCTCGGGCAGGTTCCTCAAGGCCAAAGCATGCCATGACCGAAGAACCCCAAGACGCCAAGGCCATGTACTCCGCCCGCGACAAAGCGAAGGCGGAAAAGCTGGTCAAGAAGTTCGAGCGCCTCGAAGGCGACCGCGCGCCCTTTGATGCACTTTGGCAGGAAGTGGCCGAGAAGATCAGCCCTCGCCACGCTGGCATTACGGTTCAGCGCGTCACGCCAGACAAGGGCGTCGAAGCTCGCATGTTCGACACGACCGGCAGCGATGCCTTGCAGACCATGGCGGCGGGCCTCATGTCTTGGACGACTTCGGCAAGTGAGGAATGGTTTCAATTCGCCGCGCCGTCGAACCAACGGGCAACCGATGCCGTCAAGCTGTGGACTCAGGAGGCCTCGCACGTCGCGCAGGAACTGCTCGCGAACTCGAATTACTACACTTCGCGTCATGAAAACCTGCTGACCAAGTGCGCGCACGGCACAACCGCCATGCTGGCCGAAATGCGCAACGGTCGCCTTCGCTTCGAGTCTTTTCCGATTGGCACCTACTGCATCGAGGAGAACATTTTCGGCGAGGTGACGGGCTTTTTCCGTCGCCACAAGCTCGCGCCTTCCCGCATTGTCGAACTCATGGGCGAAGAGGCGCTGACCAAAGACATGCGCGAGGCCTGGGCGGTCGAAAAGAACGGCGGAGCGGGCAAGGAGTTCGATGTCCTTCACGCCATCTACGAGCGCGACCGCGCCGACATTCCCGAGACGGCGAATCCTGCCGCCTCCATCTTCATGCCCGTGGCGTCGTGCTGGGTCTGCATTGCCTCGAAGCAAATGCTCAAGGAGTCCGGCTTTGCCTCCATGCCGATCTTTGCGGCCCGTTACCTCAAATGGTCGGCCCTTGGTGCAACCTGTCCTTGGGGCTACTCTCCGGGCATTCTGGCGTTGCCGGAAGTGAAGCAGAACAACTTCTTGCATGCCATGCTCGACGTGATGGTCGAACGCGCCATCGACCCGCCCATGATGGCACCCGACGAACTCGAAGGGCAGCTAATCATGACGGCGCGTGGCGTGAACTACGTCAACCAGAACGTCGCTGCGGATCGCTGGCCGCGACCTCTGTATCAGCCTGCCGACCTCAAGACTGCGCAATGGATCGTCGAGCAAAAGAAGCTCGCCATTCAGACCAAGTTTCACGTCGAGCTTTTCCAAATGTTCGCGAACCTCGACCGCCAAATGACGGCCCGCGAGGTCGCAGAACGGGCAGGCGAGCGCCTGACCCTCATCACGCCCGCCTTCTCGCGCGATGCCGTCGAGGAAGTGCAACCGATGATGCAGCATGTTTTTACGCTGCTCGCCGAATCGGGCCAGCTTCCTCCGCCTCCTGCCGAAGCATTCCTTGGCGGCAATCCTGCCAGCGGTCGCGTTGCCATGCCGAAGGTCGTGCTCCAAGGTCGGCTTGCGCTGGCAATCCGCATGCAGCGCAACATGGCCGCAAGCCGGACCCTGGAGGAAACGCTGACCATCGCGCAGGCCGTTCCCGGCGTGCTGGACAACTACGATTTCGACACCATGGAGCGCGCCAAGGCTCTCGCGAACGGCATCCCTGCCGAATGGCTCAAGCCGGAAGATGTCCGCGACGCGCAGCGCCAACAGGCCGCAGAAGCTCAACAGGCCGCAATGGCCGCCGAGATGGCCGAAAAAGCAGCGGGAACCGTCCAGAAGGTCGGAGGCATCGAACAAGCCCGCGAACTCATTGCATGAGCCAAGAATTTAGACCCAATTTCTCGAACCACTTTCGACGTGGCAACAAAGACGCCGTTATCAAGATGGCGGACTTTGCCTCGCAGTTCGGCCTGCAAACGCGGATTCAGCACCTATTCGAGAAAGAGGGTGTAACGTGCTTTTCATTTCAGGCTGAAATCATGGGCCGGAAGTATGCCGCCAATGTGGCGCTGCGTCCCGAGACTCACAACGAAAAGGATGTCGAGGAACTGGCGGTCGAAATCTGGAGCGAGTTCCGCAAAATGGAAATCATGCCCACAATCGCGCAATGACCGAAGAGACGCCACGCCAAAAGGAGCTTCGCGTTATTCGCGGGGCCGCACAATCGCTGTCCAAAAACAAGGACTGGGAACGCATTTGGGTCTATCTGCAAAAACGCTACCCCATCGCCGCGCCAGTTTTTGAAACCGGCCACGAAGGCAACACGCACCGCGCCGCAAAGCGAGATGGCAACCGCGAGGTGATGTCTCACATCCTTGCGCTCATGACTTTACCTCTAGACGTTGATTTTGAGATCGACGCTATGGAGTTGAAACCCGCAGAAGCAACAAGCAACACCCACGCACCCGCATGATTACCATTGAAGGAAGTGCCGTTCTCCGCGACGGCCAACAAATCGCAGAACTGGAGGGCGGCGTTGTCCGCTCTCTCTCGAAACTCCCGCCCGTCATCATGGGCCAAGTTCGCAAGGCCGCAGGAGCCGACGTGACTTTTGAAGTCATCGAAAGCGCCAGCAAAGCGCCGGAAACGCCTACGCCGATCGACAAGCCGGAAACGCCCGAAGTCGAGCAGAGCAAGCCCGAACCTGCCGAGGAAACGGACCTGACGACCATTTTCGGCATCACGGTTGCGGCTGACAGGGGGCTGATTCCCATGTACCCGGCCATGCACGAAGCTCTCGGCAGTCGCACGCCCGCCTTTGTGGCCTGGGCGAAAAGCATCCTCAGCGCCGAGGACTTCGCGCGCGAGTATGCCGGTAAGACACTGCCGACCGTCGAGGAGGTCGAGTTTCAGTTTGGCAAGATCGCGCGCGCAAATGCCGCTCATGAAAAGCGGTCTGAAAGCGAGCACGGCGGCGAACCCATCTAATCCACATCCAACAGCACCAACATGAGCACGACGATCCTCGAACAAGGCCAGCAACAGCAGCAAGGCGACGTCCAACAACAGCAACAGGGGCAGCAACAGCAAGGCCAGCAAGTCGGCGGGCTGTCCTTCCACGAACTCATCAACCCGGACGGCACTTTCGCGCAGGGCTGGACCGACAAGCTACCCGAGGCATTCAAGCCATTCGGGCCAAGCGTCGGGCGTTTCCCTTCCATTACCGACCTCATCGGCGGTTATGCGAATGCGGAAAAGGCCATCTCGGCCAAGCGTCTCACTCCTCCTGGCGAGAACGCCACGCCTGAGCAGGTCGCCGAATGGCGGAAGCTCGTCGGCGCTCCTGACAAGCCGGACGGCTACGGCCCCTTGAAGCCTGAAAAGCTGCCTGCGGGTGCCGAGTGGAGCGATGAACTGGCGGGCAAGCTCGCGGAAATCGGCATCAAGCATCATCTCCCGAAAGCAGCGTTGGCTGACCTTGTGGCGCTCAATCTTTCGGCGCAGGAAGCAGCGGCCCAAAAGAACGGCGCTGATGCGGAGGCCTACGTTGCGCAGCAGACCGCAGACCTGAAAAAGGAATGGGGCCAAGGCTACGAGGAAAATCTCGCGCAGTCCGTCAAGGCCGCGAAGCTCCTGGGCGTGGACATCACCGACCCGGAAGTTGGCAGTAACGCGAAGATGATCCGGCTCCTGCATTCGGCCTCGAAGCTCATGCGCGAGGATAAACTTCTCGGCGGCGACGGCGCGCAAGCGACACTTCGCGAGCAGGCCGACACCATCCGCAAGGGCGACGACTACCAAGGCAAAAACGGCCTTGAGAAGCAAAAGCAGGCTCAGGCTCGCATTGCCGCGCTGCTTGGCGAAAAATTGTAGTGATCGACTCTTGACAACGCGGCGGGTGTTTCACTCCGTCGCGTTGTCCAAGCGACCTCTCACACGACAAGAGGGGCAATCGCGAAGCAAGGCACTGACGGCCCGCTTCGCGCGGGGAACCGAAAGACCGAGCTTGAACGCCAAAGGCACCGGACACGCCAAGGCAATCAACCTCTCATTCTTTCTTCACCTTTATGGCTGAAATCCCCTCATTCTACAAAACCGAGTTTGCGACCAATTGGGAGCAGGCTTACCAGCAAATGAACTCCCGCATGAAGGGTGCCGTTACGGCCTCTCCCTTCACTGGCGCTCGCAAGTGGTTCAACGAACTCGACCAAACCGAAATGTCCGAAGTGACCGACCGTAAGGCCGACACTGGCGACGGCGACTCGACCGGCTTCAAATACTGGATTTTCCGGCGCAAGTTCCAGTTTGTCAAAAGCTGGGACGAAGATGATGCCGTTCAACTCGGCGAAATCACCCTCCCGCAGTCCGACGAAATCGTCTCCGCTGCTGCCGCTGAAAACCGCCGCGCCGATGACCTCATTATCGAGGCCATGGACGCAACGCGCTACATCGGCGAAAACGGCACCGATTCCGACGCCTTCCTTTCGGCGCAGTCCATCGCGGTCAACTACGTGCCTTCTGGCTCGACGGTCGATTCCGGCCTCACGATGGGCAAGCTCCGCTATGCGAAGCGCCTGTTCGACCTCGCCGAAGTGCCCGAGTCGGAACGCTATCTCGCCTATGGGGCGCGCCAGCTCGACGACGCCCTGGGCATTACGGAAGTCACCAGCCGCGACTACAACGACTTCATGGCGTTGAAGGACGGCAAGGTGGACCGCTTCATGGGCTTCACTTGGGTTCCCTCTCAGCGCCTCAGTGTGGCGAGCAACGTCCGCAAGGTCGTAGCTTGGCACAAGTCCGGCGTCCGCTTCGCTGACCTCGAACGTCACGTCCACATCGACGTGCTTCCGGCCAAGTCGCACAAGACCCAGCTTCGCGCCGTCAAGCGCATGGGTGCTGTCCGCGCCAAAAACAAAGGCGTCGTGCGCATCTACTGCAACGAGCCGTGATGAATCTCGGGGCGCTCCTTTCGGGGAGCGCCCTTTTCCTCAAACCTTCACCTTTTTCCTCATCCTATGCCTACCTTCTCAACTGACTACGCTACCGCTCAGGCCTCCGCTCTGACGGATCAATCTAAGGCTCCTTCTCTCGGCGCTTACGGCGGCGACGTGAAATATCTCGAAGCCACCGTTTCGGTCCCTGGCACCTTCGCGGTCAATGACGTGATCCGCATCGCTCGCCTTCCGGCTGGCGCTCGCGTGATCCCGTCCCTAATCTCGGTGGACTACACCGACCCTGGCGACGCCTGCACGCTCAAAATCGGCGACAGCTCCGATGACGACCGCTATGCCTCCGGGCTGGCGCTCGGCAACGCGGCGGGCCGCAAGGAACTGACCGAGGGAACCGAAGGCGTGGCCTTCACGACTCCGTTCAAGACCACTTCCGCCGACTGGCTGCAAGCCGTCATCACGACCGCGACCAGTGCCGCCGCGCACACGCAGACGTGGCACATCTTCTACACGCTCGGTTAAACCATTCGCCCTTCGGGTGTGGCGAGGCGCATGCAGTGGCGCACAAAACAGCGGGGGCCGTCCTTTCTTGTTGGGGGCGGCTCCCGCTTTCTTTAAACGCAAACCATGACCAAGACCGAAATCATCAACACCGCCCTTGCGCTCATCGGGGGCAAGTCTCTCGCGAATGCCGACACGGACACGACCCCGCAGGCAGTTAGTGGCCGCAAGTTTTGGGAACTGGCGCTCAATGAAGCTCTTAGCGCGCAGAACTGGAACTTTGCCACAAAGCGCGCACGCCTCAAAGTCTCGCGCACGGCCATTACATCCGTGACCAACAATGGCGGGCTTGTCCGCATCACGAAGACGTCGCACGGCCTAGTGACCGGCGACCGGGCCGCAATCGAGAACGTCCCTTGCGCGGTCGGGTCGTTTTTTGTGACGCGGATCGACGCCGACACGTTCGACCTGCAAGACAGCGTTTTCGCGTCCGGCTATTCGAGCGGCGGGACGTTTCTCAAGATTCCGGCCTTCGGGTGGTCGTATCAGCACGCGCTTCCTTCCGATTGCGTCAAGGTCCGGCGCGTCGTCGATGATCCTGACCGCGACATGGAGGAGAACGACACGGAAGCGTTTCGCGTCGAATCTGGCTTCATCCTGTGTGACCTCGAAGCGGCTTTCGTGGCCTACACGTGGCGCAACGAAACGACCTCGACCTATCCGCATGAGTTCGTGGCGGCGCTCTCGACGCTCCTTGCCTCGTATCTGGCGCAAGACCTCGCGGGACCGGCTGGACGCTCGGCGGAGCTTCGCCAGACCTATGAACGGCTCATGCTGCCGAATGCACGCGGACGTGATGCGCGCGAAGGCAAGGGCGATACCAACGTCAACACGGCAAGCAGCGAACTACACGCCTCCCGTTTCGCATGAGCATCGCAACCCGAACCTTTCAGGCTTCCTTCAACGGCGGCGAGCTTTCGCAACTGCTCGACTCCCGGCCAGACGCAGCCATTTACCGTGACGGTTGCCGCGAGCTGCAAAACTGTGTCGTGCGGCCCTACGGCGGAGCGTTCAAGCGTCCGGGCCTGCAATATGGCGGGGCCGTCAAGACCTCCTCGACGGCAACGCGCCTGATTCCCTTCAAGCGTTCGACCTCGACTAACTACGTTATCGAGATGGGGCACACCTATATGCGCTTCTGGAAAGGCGGCTCCGCCATGACGCGCATAACCAGCGGAACGCCTGTGGAAATCGCATCCCCCTACACGGCGGCGCAGCTTCAAGCGGTGCAGTTCTGCCAGATCAACGACGTGATGTTCCTTGTGCATCCGTCGCATGCGCCGCGCCGTCTTTCGCGCAATTCGGAAACAAGCTGGACGCTCGAAGAGTTCCCGTTCGACTTTCCGCCCATGTCGGACATCAATGATACGACGACGACGATTAGGATTCAGCCGGGCGTTACCGCGTGGGCGACCGGGACGGTTTACACGGTCGGGCAGGTCCGGCTTCAAAGCGGCTTGCTCTATATGTGCGCAACGGGCCACACGTCCGGCACATTCGCGACCGATCTAGCGGCCTCGCGCTGGAAAGCAGTCAAACCTCGCGGCCCGTGGGCGCGCGACGACGACCACGACACTGCCGATATGGTGGACGTGGCGGGCGTGCGATATGTCTGCATTCTCTCGACGGCGGCCCTAATTGCAGGTTCAGGCTACAATGCCAATCCGCGCCCGGGTGGTTCCGGGTCTTGGGCTACCTACTGGCTGGCGGTCGGTGACTCCAACCTTCGCCTCTTTGCCAGCGCCGCGACCTTTTCTGCTGCCGATGAAGGGACGTATTTCCGCATCGACGTAGGGTGCTCAAAGCGTTCGCTTTTCCTGTCCACGAACCACACGGCGGGAGTTACGCACGTCACGGAGCCGATGTTCATTGCGGGCGACGCGCTCATTCGCTCGACCATCACGACGACCAATTATTCCGGCTATCTGAACGGTGGCGTCAAGGGAGAGCTTTACCTTGAGTTCAGCCCTGACCGCAGCACTTGGGACCGCGTTCGCCATTGGGGCTTCAAGAACCCGGCAGACGGCAACATTGCCTCGACCTACAACGGCCCCTCGACGGGCGGCTATTACCGCATTCGGTGGGAGCCTGGCATCACCTCGACGGCGCGCGACCAAGGCTTTTTGATCGAGGCCACAACCGGCGTTGTGACGGCGCTGGTTCGCGTGGACTCGTTTGTTTCCAGCACGGAGGTCACGGCCTCCTTTGTGCTGCCAGACATCACTTTTGCGCCCTGCGAGATTCTGACGACCGATAACCGAAACTGGTATCGCGGTGCCTTCGGGGCGAGCTACCCGCGCGCCGTGGCCTTCCATGAGGCGCGCCTTTGGTTCGCTGGTGTGTCGGGCGACGCCTCGCGGGCATGGTCTAGCCGCGTCGATGACTTCTATAACTTCTTCACCGGCCCGGAAGATGACGACGGTATCGACATCACGCTTTCAAGCGTCGAGACAAATCAAATCGAGTGGATGGCCTCGCTTGGCCGGAATCTCGTCATCGGCACGACCGGGGAGGAATGGATCATCAACAGCGGCGAATCTGATTCCGTCCTGACTGCCGACAACATGCGCGCCCGCCTGACGACCCGGAACGGCTCCGCGCCGCTTGCGCCGCAGATGGTCAACGACGCCTTGTTCTGGTGCCCTCGAAGTGCGCGCCGCCTCCATGAGTTCAATTACGATTTCAGCCGCGACGCTTGGAGCGGGTCTGACGTGCTGCAATTTGCCGAACACCTGGGCGCTTCGGGCCTTGTAGATATGGACTTTGCGGCCATGCCCGATTCGGTCCTTTGGGCCGTCAATGGCGACGGGGAACTTTGCGGCTTCACCTACGACCGACGCCAGAACGTCACGGCATGGCATCGCCACGTCACGGATGGCTATTTCGAGAGCGTCGCGACCATCTACGGCGACAACGGACGGGATGAAGTTTGGTTTGTGGTGCGCCGGACCATCAACGGCGCGACGGTTCGGAACGTCGAAAGGTTCTATCCGACCGCGCAAGATTTCGATTTCGACACCGCGAGTGATTTCTTCTATGTGGACTCGGGCCTCAAGGTCACGCCCTCGGGAACGTCCATCACGGGGCTTTCGCACCTCGAAGGGAAGCAAGTCAAGATTTGGGCGGATGGTGCCCGGATCGAGACGAAAACGGTTTCCTCGGGAGCCGTCACGCTCTCGACCGCTGCCACGTCGGCCATTGTGGGCCTTGCCTACGAGGCCACGCTTCGACCGATGCGCCTAGAAGTCGTGCTGGATGACGGCACCGGGCAGGGGCGGCGCTGGCGTCCGAACCGGCTCATTGCCTGCCTCTACAACTCCATTGGGGGCGAGTTCCGCACGGGCGGCGACTGGACGGCGCTAGACTACTCGTCCCCCTACGAGCGCGAGCAGGCCGACGAACCGGCGCTCACGGTCAGGACGACGCGCATTTCTAGCCACGTTCCGGCAGATTGGGAGGACTCCATCGAGCTGCAATTCCGCAGCGCCGATCCCGTGCCTTTTAACTTGCTGGCTTACATTTTGATTCATGAAGTGGAGGGAAGATAAACCATGGCATTTGCACCCATTTTTGCAGGACTAAGCGCCGCCGCCTCCATCGGGGGCCTGGGCATGAGCCTTTACGCCAACCGCCAGCAACAGCAGGCCGCCAAGATCGAGGGCGACATGCAGGCGCGCGCGGCAGAGGATGAGGCCAAGCGGAAGCAAATCGAGCTTGCCGAGAATCAGCGCCGCACAGCCAAGAATCAGGCCGGGGCACGCGCCACACAGGCGGCCCGCATGGCACTGAGCGGCACGGGCGGAGGTTCGCCGCTCTCCATCATGGCCGAAACGCTGACGCTGCAACAGCGCGAGCTTTCAGACGCGCAGTATGGCGGCGACCTCACGACCCGCGCGCTGACCAACCAAGCCACAAATGCCCGCTACGGCGCAGCCTCAAGCGTCGCAGGACTCAAGCAACGCGGGACCGGCCTGCTTATCGAGGGAATTGGAAATCTCGCACAAATGGGGTATGGAGTAGCACGCGATTATCCGCGCAAACAATCCACCGCAAAACTTCCATGACACTACTGAAAAGACTTTATGCCGCTGTTTATAAATGGGTAATGGACCCAGCGCCAATCCCTGGAACTCCATTTCCTTTTTCCCCTTATCCAAAAATTCCCAAAGCGCCCGAACCTCCTAAGCGCCGCATTGAGTGTACAAACGCTGGGTTGCTTGAGTTAATCATTGAGCAAAGCGAGCGCAAAAAAAGGCGATCCCTGCAAAGAAAACCGCATAAGCTATGAGCACTCGCTACCGTGACGGCCAGACTGCCTTTCTCGAATCCGGCGTTCAACCGCTGGAAACGGCCCGCGTCGCCGCTCCTACCGATGACATCGGGCGCGGTTTGATGAGCCTCGGGGCCAGTGGTGCCCGTGTGTTTGCGGAGTACACGCGAGTCAACGACGCCCGCGAACTGCTCGAAGCGGAACAGGACATGCAGAAGGCCGCGAATGACTTTGCGGTTTTCCAGGCCAAAAACACGAACGAAAAAACATGGCTTCCCGAGTGGCGGCGCATTAGCGCCGAACTCGAAAAGCGCAACGGGCAGCGCCAGCTTTCGGCGGATGGTCGTCTCTCGCTCGCGCAGGGTGTGGGCCGCTGGGCTACCATGCAGACGGGCCGCGTCCAAGAGCAGGCCTTGAAGCAGACCGCCGCGCGCGCCTTGCAGGCTGGGCAAAACTCCATCAATGCCGCGATTGAGAACGACGATGCCGACCGCGCCCTTGGGGCAATCACGCTCTTGGAGACTTCCGGCACGATCTTTCCCGAACAAGCGGAGGCAATGCGGCAGGATGTAAAACGCGCCTTCAAGACTAAGACGGCAGAAAAAGACTTTGAGGATTTGTCGATGATGACAAAAACCAACCCCGCGATGGCGCGAGAGTTGGCCGACGAAGGCGTAAAGGCTTCCCGCATTTCTGAACTGCAACGGTTCAAGATTAACGAAATGGCCGACCGTCAGGAGCAGCAAAACCGGACGGAGAGCTTCAACACATTCCGCCGTCGCATCGGCGTTGGTGATTTGCCCTCTCCCGATGAACTCAAGGCCGACGCCTCCTTGACGGACCTCGACCGGCAGGAGCTTGTCACGCTCGCGACCTCGCAGCCCTCAAACGACGAGGAGCTTTTTCAGCGTCAAATCACCGCCATTGGCTCGATGCCGTCGAATGCCGCGCCGTTGGAGCGCGCCAAGTATGAGGCCTTCCTTGAAGCCAATTTCAGCGGGCCGCATCTCGAACACCTGCGCAGCCTCTACGATGCGCGTTTTGCTTCTGGCGGCATGGAGGCAGTTCGCACGACGGAGGCCTTTCAGGCGCTCGATTCTGCGGCTTTTGACGAACAGCTACTTGGAGCCTTCAAGGTCGCCAAAACGGACGAAACCGGCAAGCCGCTTTACCGCAAAAAGGAGGGCTTGTTCTTCAAACGCGACGGCCTTTTTGGCGTCAAGGAAGCGCAGCAACCCGCGCAGGAAGAGCCGGTTTTCGAGGAGGATGCGGCCAAGAAAACGGAAGTACTGCGCAAGGTCGCCGAAATCAAAGAGACGATCACGCGCGAAGTGAAGGCCGGAACGCTCAAGACCTCCGAAGAAGTCTTTTCCCGCATCTCCTCACTGGCCCGCGCGCCTATCAATTCCCGCGCTGCCTCCGAAGTCTTGCCCGCTGCCCTGCTGCTCCTTCCTGAAAACACAGGATCGACGCCGCCTAACCTCGACGACATCCTGAAAAAGCATGCCCCAAATCCTTGAGAGTGAAGCCTTCGCGCTGGCGCAAGGCATCGACGCCATGACGCCCGAGAACCAAGCGCGTGCCGCTGACGTGCTGCGCCGGTATCGGGAGCAGCAACGCGAATACGGTTTACCCGATTTCCCGACCGCCGAACAGCAACGCCGCGAAGGTGAAGATCGCTACTTTTCCCTGTTCGACGACCTCAAGAACGTCGATGCCGCCTCGCCGTCGTTCTCGACTGGCCTACGTCTTTCGGCAAATCCCGATGCCGACCGGGCGCGGGTCGTCAATACGGCCTTTCTGGCTCGCCAGTATGGCAAGACGGCAGAGGAAGTTTCGCGCGCCTTCCCGTTCTTTCGTGATGACTTCGCGGCCAAGTCCGGCGCTGAACCGGGCCTCGAAGATGCGGCCTTTTACCAGCACGCCGCCAAGATCGCGAAGGGCCAGAAGGCCACGCGCGACGTGCAGGAGCGTTCCCTAAACGAAGGGTTCCGCGCTGCCGTCGAGGGCATGGGGAGCCTCGAAAAGCTGGCCGAAGTCCGCGCGCTGGCGGCGGGCAACACCGACAATGAAATTGACGCCAAGGCGTTCCTTTCGGCCTACGAGCAGACACAGGCCATCATGAGCAAGCACGCGGGTTTCATCCGCGAGTTTTCCGACGCCATCGCGTCCGACATGGACGGCGGGCAAGTTGACCTCGGGCCGCTGAATGAACGGTTGCTCGACCTGCCCGGAACGGAGCGCCGTCTTGTGCTGGCGGCTCTGCGCATGCAGGCCGAAAAGGGCGGCGAGAAGGTCAAGGAGGCCAAGGGCGGAGAGAATCAAGGCTCGCAGGCCGCTAAGTCGTTCGCGGAAATCCTGACGCTTGGGCAGTATCGCGAGGGGAAATTCTTTCAACAGACCGGCGAGGCAGCGGCGCGCATTGCCAGCAACGCCGCCTTTACCGCTGCCGACATCGAACGCAAAATCGAGTCCGTTTCAGAAAACAACATCAAGCAAGGCCTCTTTGATGGATCGCAGGGCGTCCGCTTCTCGGGAACGGAAATCAAAACGCCCGAACAGGCGCGAAAGTATGTTCGTGAAGCTATCTCCTACAGCATGGCAACGGAGGCCTCGGCCTCTGGCGCTGGCCCTGCGGGCGCTGGCGGCTTTGCGATGGCCGATGATCGAAACATTGTCACGCTGGATGCCGACGCTCAAAAGCTCATCCGTGACGCCAAGGACCGCGAATTGAAGCGCCTGCGCGTCTCGAATGAAATTCGCTCCATCGGCGAAACCGCCGACCCTATCCCGAACGTCTTTGCCTCGACGATTGGCACCAGTGGCGCGGCGCTGGGCCTCATGGCAGCAACGCGCGGCTTTGCGGCCCCTATGCTGCTGAATGCGTATTCCAATATCGAATACAATGACTTGAGCCTGAAATATCCGCAGATGACCAGCGCGGACAAGAAGCTCGTCGCGGGCGTTTCCGCTGCGGTTCAAACGGCGCTTGATTACGTGGGCGTGAAGGCACTCGACAAGCTGCCCGGTATCAAGAGCCTCGTTTCGCAACCGTTCACGCGGCAGCTTGCCACGCGCGCATTGGCTCGCGGTGGCGTCTCGTTCGCGTCTGAGAACGTCGTCGAAGCCGCGCAGGACATCGCAACGCCTGCCATCATTGAAGCCCTGCGAGTGGACGCTCCCGGCTTTGATGCGGCGGCGGAGGCACGCGACTTCTGGAAGGGCCGCGCCGACGTGGCGATTGGACTGCTTCCCCTGACGCTTGTGGGCATCGGGGCCGCGTCCGTGAACGAGTATCGCGGCGCGAAAGAGCTGCTGACGTGGAACGACCAACTCGGGGCCGCTGGCGTGGTGGAAACCGATCGCGTCGCCATCATTGAAGCCGCGCAGGCGGGCAATACCTCGCAGGCGCAAACGATCCTTCGCGAGTCCTGGGGCCGTCGTTCTCCCGAAGTCGCCGCCGAATATCAGGACGCCATGAGTCAGCGCCAGAACGACCTCGCCAGCGCGACGGCAGAGCTTGAACGCCTCGGCGCTATGCCGACCCTCGCGCGCGATGCGGACGGCTGGACGGTGACGAGTGACGGCAAGACGGCCAAGTTTGCAACGTGGGAAGAGGCCCGCGATGTCGCGACCGCTGCCATGAACGACATGGAGCGGGCACAGGCTGAGCTTGTGGCCTCGCTGGCCGACAGCTTCCTTGGATCGACTCCCGGCTTCCTCAAGGGCGAGCGCGTGGAGTTCCGGCCCAAATCCGAAACGCTGACGGATCGCGTCAACGCGGGAGCCATGACGCCCGAACAGGCCATGGAGGCAGCGGTTGCCGGTGGCGTCATCAAGGGCGCGACGATGGCGGAGGCTCGCGCGATTGCGGGCGAAGTCTTTGGCGGGCAGGATGCCAGCGCGCGCGCCATGCAGTTCCGCCAGGATGTCGAACGGATCGCGGTCCTTGGCCGGAACACGGTCCAAGACGGTCAATCGCGCAGCGTCGTCAATGCAGCCGGGAACGAGCGCGCATTCTTGACCGCCGTGGAGGAAATCACGGAAGGACGCTGGAAGGCGGGCCTTGAACGTCGCGCCTTCACGAAAGAGATGGGCGTCCGCTGGGTGCAGCTCGCTGAATCGGCCACGGGTGAAGCCTTCCTCGAAGGCTCGACGTGGGACGAAATCGCCGCTTCATCGGAAACGGCTCCTCGCGCGCTGACGGAAGCCATCAGTCGTGTGGTTGTGGCCGATGTCCTCGGACGCATGCGGGAGGGTAAGCGCATCGGTCCTGGCGCTGTCTCGCGCGGCCTGAACCTGAACGACCGCGAGCAATCGGCACTTACCGCCATCCTCGATGCTTTCCGTAAGCTGTTCCGCGCCCTGCTCGAAACGGCCTCGAAGCTCGCCAAAGCACGCCAAGAGGGTAAGCTTGGCGGTGAATACGACGCGCTTTTTGATGCCCTGACGGGTGGCAGTTCGCAGCTTGAACACGACGCGGGCGCGGCCAAAGAAGCGGACGCCATCGCGGCGGAGGCCGTCGATACTTCCGGCTATTCGCCCGAGAATCCGGGGCCGAATGGCGAGACGTTTTCGATGTCTCGCGCCGTTCCTGCTGACGCCTCAAAGGTCGTCCAAATGCCGGACGGCGCGCAGCTTGTCGGCCCTACCACGTTCAGCATTCGAGCCTATCACGGCACGCCGCACAAGGTCGATAAGTTCACGACGGCCAAGATCGGCACGGGCGAGGGCGCGCAGGCTTACGGGTGGGGGCTTTACTTTGCTGAGAACGAAGGGGTTGCGGCAGAGTATCAGAAACGTCTAGGTGCTACTGCTTGGAAACTCATTGCAGAATACCCAAGCGTGAGCGCAGAGGCAGCCTATAAAGCCAAAGGAACACTTGGCTATAAAGGAAACAAACTGGACGCTAAAAGAGAAATTCAATCAGAGCTTCGTGACGGCATTATTACCCAAGAGGTAGCCGATGAGGCCATTTATCTGATCGACACAGCCGAAGGTGGCGGAGGCAACCTCTACACCGTCGAACTCCTGCCGGACGGGGATCAGTTCTTGGATTGGGACAAGCCGCTGTCAGATCAGAGTGAGAAGGTGAAGGCGGCCATGCGTGAATACATTGCCAAAAACCGTCCCGCTTACTCTTGGGATCGCGCACAAGACCTTGAAGGGCAAAAGCTGTATATTTTCGGGCTTCCATCAGGTAATCGCGAGGCAACAAGCAAAGCGTTTGCTGAATCCGGCATCCCCGGCATTCGCTACCTAGACGGCGGCAGTCGCCCCGCGAATGTGATGGATGCGAGGCTTCTGCAAGTCTTTGAGCAGAACAACTACGATGTGGAAAAGACGGTCGCTCAAATGATGCGAAGTGTTTACAACACACCGAAAAAGAAAGAAGCCATCGCCCGGAACTACCGGGAGCAGCTTGAGAAAGGTAAACCGACGCGGAACTACGTCATCTTTGACGAAAACCTAGTTCGCATCCTCGAAGAGAACGGGAAGCCGGTCGAGGGCGAGACGTTCAGCCTCCGCCCCGGCGATTTTGCCGCCCGCATGGAGGCCAAGTTCTCGCTCTTTCAAGCCAAGCCGGAATTGCGCCTTGCCATCGCGCAGGTCGCGAAGGAGCGCGCGCTTCGCCTTGGTGCCGAGTGGATCGCCAAAGGTGACGTGATCCGCACGGCTAAAGACATCGGCAAAGAACAGGCCTTCCGCGAGGCGGACGGCTTCGACCGGCGCATGACGGCCTATCTTGACGGCCTTTTCGAGAGCGCGCGGCAAACGCTCGAATTTGAACCGTCCGCGCTCGAAGGTGATCCGCTGGTTGCGGCGATGCTGGACGAGGGAAAATTGATGAGTCGAAGCACTGCCGTAAAAAACGGGGTGAAGAATCTCGATGAATACGACGGCGTTCCGTGGCTTCCGCCTGCGTGGTATTCCAAGGGTGCGGGAATCACTCCCGGCAAGATGGCGAAGGCTCTTCACGATGGGCCGCAGGATCAAGGCGGGCCGCTGCGTGGAGACTCGGCACAAGAGCTTTGGGATTCATTGGCCGAAGTCATCGCCTCTACCCGCAAAGACAAGGCCGCGCATCGTGAAGCCGTGCAGGCCTACAAAGACGCTCAGAAGGTCGCGAAGGCAGAAGCCAAGGCAGAGGCGGAGGCCTGGGCGAATCAAGCCCGCGAGACAGCCGGAAGCCCGAAGGCGCAACGCGACATGCTGAAAGCGGCTCTGCGCACGCTGGACGGCATTCTTGCGGCGGCTCCGCCCGAAGTCCGCGCCCGCGTGGGCGGATATGTGAAGCTCGCAGGTCTGGCGACCGATGAAGCCATGCTGGCCGAAATCGAACGCCGTATCGACAAGATGAACCGTGAGCTTGAGAAGTATCTCAAGAAGGAAGCCGTTCGCGAAATCGAGAAGCTGTTCAAGAAGGCCCGTCCCGACATGGAGGCCGGAAAGAAGGGCAAGGGCAAGGATGCGGACATGCACGCTCTTTTTGCTGCCGCCGAAGCTGCCGCCGACATGGACGCGCTGGCTGTCGCTGGCCGTCTGGCCGATCTTGACGCCCGGATTGCTTCCGGGGAACTGACGCCTGAACAGGAAGTTTTGGCCGTCACGGAGCGCGGTCTTGTCGAGCTTGTGGGCGATTTGAAAAATGCCGACTCGGGCCGTGCCTTCTCGGCGCTTGATAGCCTGCGCGACATCTATCAGGGCGCATGGCTGAAATGGAAGCTGGCCGAAATCGAGCGGAAGGAACGCCGCGCCGGGATGCGGCAAGACTTCATTGTCGCCACCGGCAAAGCGGGCTTGAAGCCGGAACGCGACGCGGCAGACAATGAGGCCAAGGAGGCAGTCGGGCGCTTGAAGGGTAGCTGGCTCTCCCTGTCGTCGCTGCATCAGGTTCTCTCGTATGTGTTCGGCCTCAAGAGTTCGCGCGTTGACGCGCTTGTGGATGCGGAGCGCGAGGCATCGAGCAAGTATGAGGACGAATCCCAAAAGCTCGGCGATGAGGTCGAGGCGCTGTTTTCCGAGATGGGCGGCGGTTCCGTGCTCGAAGGTGAACGCCTGCGCTACCGTTTGGCGCAACGCACCATCAAGACCGACAAGGGCGAACTCTCGCAGCTCGAAGCCATCCAAGCCCTGCTCATGTGGAGGCAGGAGGACGGCAAGCGCCACATGGAAGGCACCCGGAACGAGAACAATGAAGTCACGTCGAAGTGGTCCTACGATCAGGCATGGATCGACGAAATCGAGGCCGCGTTGACGCCCGAAGCTCGCCGCGTCATGGCCTTTATCTCGGAGCGATACGCCGCCGAATGGGCAACCCTGAATCCGCTCTACCGCGCCCGCTACGGCGTCAACATGCCGCATCATGACGCCTACGCGCCTATCACGGTCACGCCCGCGCAGACCAAGGCGGGCGAGGTCGTTGATCCCGTGACCGGCTCGGCAGTGTCGGGCGGCTCCATCCTGACGCCCGGAAGTCTGCGCACACGTAGCCGCAACGCCATCGCGGAGCCTGAGTTTCGCGACGCTCTCCAAACCCTGATCCTACACAACCGGCAGATTGCCTACTGGAAGGCCTACTATGACTTGGCCGTCGAGATGAACGCCGTCTTGGGTAATCGCGAGGTCTTGAACGCCGTGCATGCCAGCGGGGGCAAGAATGCCTCCTCGGCTCTGCGGCAGTGGGTGGACGCCATCGCGCAGGGCGGTTTTCGCGATGCCTCGAACCAGCTTGCCTTCAATCGCGGGATTGCGAACATGGCGCAGAATGCCGCCACGATGGCGCTGCTGGGCAAAGCCGGAACGCTGGCAATTCAAAGCACCCAGCTTGCCGCCTCGGCGCTGCTGATCCCGACCGGCTCCTTTGTGCTTCGCTTCGGAAAGCTCTTGGCGGGCCGTCTCGGCTGGCGGGATGCCATCAAGAGCGATTTTATTCAGCGCCGCTACAAGGCCGCGCCTGCCATCGTGCGCCAAGCTCTCGACAACCTGAGCGGCGCGCAGAACCCCAGCGCGGCCAAGTATTACGCGACCCAGCTAGGCAAGCTGCTTTCGGGCGCGGATGCGTTCTTTACGGCGGGAAGCTATGCCATCCTGCTAGACTACCATCGCGGCCAAGGCAGGGCGGCGGGCATGACTGGCGCGGAGCTGGACGCCTACGCGCATCGCGAGGCAGAACGCGGCGTCGAGCAAGTCGCGCAGCCTACCCGCATGGCGACGCGCTCCCTGTGGGAAGTAACGGCCATGCACCCGGCTCTAAAGTCCGTCTTTGCCTACTCGTCGGAGGCGCGGCAAAAGATCGCCTATCTTGGTTGGAGCCTGCTGAATGCCAAGAAAGACCCGCAGGCGGCGGGCAGGACTGTCATGGTTTCACTCCTCATGGCGGCGGCGGGCGTTGTGATCCGCAACGCCTGGAAGGACATGAAGGGCGATGACGACGAGGAGAAATGGAGTCTGCCGCGAATCTCGGGCGCGATGCTCTACGGCATGGTTTCCGGCATCCCGCTCATCGGAGATATGTTCGGGGAAAGCGGGCAGTTTAGTGCGGTCAAGTATGCGGCCTTTTCAGCTCAAGACATCGCCGAAGGAGACGGCGACTTGAAAGATTGGTGGAACGTCTTCCAAGCGGCGGGCCTGTTCAGTTCCGACATTGCGGCTATTGTGGCACTGGCCAATGCTGGCGTAGATGCGGCTAAAGTGATTGAAGCCACTCAAACAGGGCAATGACCAGACGGCCCGCCAGATAGAGGGGGCCGTAGATCACAGTCGCGAAGAAGATGAGCCAGAAAATGCCCTTGCCCCCGCCGTCCCAAAGTTCGCGGGCTTCAATCTTGATGGCTTCTTTGATTCGGTTCACGCCGCAAGTCTCCCCGACCGCCTGCCCGCTGTCACGTCAAAAATGCCCGTAGCCGGGACTTGACACGCCCGCGCCCGTTTCCCCGAAGTTCCGCATGACCAACGCGGCCTTTCTTACCTCCGTTCAAACCAGCGCCACGGGAACGAATTTCGTGACCTTCCCGGCCTACGTCTGCGATGGCGTCCACGTCATCAACAACACGGGCACGACGCTTGCGTTCAAGCGCGGCAGCGATTCGGCGACCTTCGAGCTTCCGACTGGCTCCGGTTATTCGTTCTACGGCATCACGAACGCGAACCAGATTTCCGTCAAGCGTGCCGATGACTCGAACACGCAAGTCACCCTCAAGAGCATCGAGGCCGAATATCTGTCATGATCCACTCCGCCAAATTCGGCGGGATTGACCGCCTGCGCAGGCGTCCGCGATTCGTGGCAAGTGGGGCGGCGACCTTTAACCCGTTGTCGCTTTCGCCTGCGATCTGGCTGGATGCGAACCAAGAGACTTATGCAAACAACGCATCGGTCACCACCGCCACGGATTGGAGTGGCAACGCGCGGCATTTTACGGAAGCCACGGTGCCGCCTGTTTTCAAGACCAACGTTTTGAATGGCAAACCGGGGTTCTACTTCGATGGAACCAAGCGTTTGCTGCGTTCTTACACGGGCAGCGGAACGGCTTATTCCATCATGGCGGTGGTCAATCGTGAGGATGATGTGTTCCGGTTGTTTTGGAGCAATGGCATTGATCCTTATCTCGGAATCCAAACGGCGCGGCGGCCAAACTTTTACCAAGGCGCAGGCGTCTTGGCGAGCATGTCATGCTTGCCTGTGTCGTTGACAGAACCAATCCTTGTTGGCATGCGTGTTACTGCGGGCGCTTGTCAAGTTTTTGACGGCAAAACGCGCGTGGCCGCTGGAACAACAACGGCCAGCGCTTTGAAAGTTTCCGGCTTGAGCAACCTCTCCGGTTATTTTTGGAGTGGGCACATGCACGAGGTGTTGGCTTTTAATTCCCGTCTAGCCGACACGGATTGGACCGCGTGCGCCAATTACCTGCGCGATAAATGGGCACTTAAAGATCGCCGCCGTATTGTGTTGGATGGTGATTCCATCACCGCAGGCTCTGGAGCCAGCGCCCCGGCCAATGCGTGGGCTGCGTTGCTTGCCGCATCGCTGGGAACCAATGATTACCACGTTGGGAATTTTGGTATTTCGGGGCAAACTGTTGGCAATGCCACGGCGGGCGGAGGTCCGGCCATTTACATGAGGCTCAATGCCGCCACCGAAGAATTTACGGCGGGATTTCGCACGTCCGGCAACAACGTCTTGGTGGCGTGGGGTGGGACAAATGATCTCGTTTTTGGCCGGACTGCCGCCCAGGCGTTTGGTGATTTCCAAGCGTATTGCCAAGATGCCCGCACGGCTGGCTATAAAGTTTTGGCCATCGGCATGCTTGACCGAAACCCAGGGACGTGGACACGCGCCAAGCGCGCTGAATTCAATGGCCTTTGCGTCACCAATCAATCGGGTATGTGCGATGCGTATTTCGATCCGGCTAATGTGGACGCTCGGTTTGACGATTACACGTCCGCCGTGTTCTCAGACGGTGTGCATCCATCCGATGCAGGCCATGCCATTTTGGCCTCAGCAATTGAAACTCAAATCAGGGCGCTGCTGTAACAACATGAGTAACCCGCTGACAGACTCGAATGATGCGCGCTTTCTAACGGAAGGGGGAATGTCGTGAGCATTATGGACGACAACCAAGAAATCATCAAACTCGGGACGGTTCATGGGTGGGTATT